CAGAGCCTTTGCCCTCTTCATCCTGTTCGGGCTTCTGCGCGGCGAACTGCTCAAGCGTAGCGAGACGCTTTTCCTGATCGTCGAACTTGCCCATGAGCGCATTGAACTGCTGTTCAGTCATGGTGTCCTCTTCGGGTTCGGGGGAGTCCCCCTGGTTGTTGGGAATATTGCAGCCAAGCATCCGTAAGGTTTTGGTGAACCATGTGATGGCTTCGCTCTCCGACAATTCTTCTTGGAGGTCGCCGAGTTCGACGCCATCCACCAGAAAGTTGTCGGGGTTCTGCTTGCGGTGGGAAAAGTGGAGTTCGGAGGTTCCCAGGCTTGCCGGGATGTCCGTGACAGCCAGACCGGTCAGGTAACACTTGCCGGTCTTGGCGAAATCGGGTGTCAGCTCCATGGAGGTGAACAGCTTTTGCTTGTTCTTGTTATGGCTCAACAGCCATTCATTGGGCTGCAGCTTGGCATACAGGCTGACAATACCGTCTTTTTCTTCGGCTTTCAGCGCAACCACTTTGCCGAAGCTGCCGTGGAACCGGAAATGGTCAATCCAGATCACGGCGGTGTAAGTATCGGGATCGTAGGTGTCAGCGGCATCGAGCAGCCACTGACCTTCGATCTCCCGTCCGTCCATGGTGGGGCCGGACTGCCCTATTTTTTTCCAGTCGGTAATGAATGTGTTCGGCATGCGGCAAGAGTACGCGTGCAGGAAAACCGGAAGCAATAAAACCGATTCCGATTACTGTAAAATCGGAATTGAATATGGCGCGGTCTATGTAGTGGCAATGTATTGATACTGCATGGCGCAGCATTCAGCAGAAATAATAGCGGCAGCAAAGTCGCTGTATCTTCGTGGAAACAAGATTCCCGAGATTCATAAAGAGATGAAGATTGCCCGGCGCACCTTGTATCATTGGAAAGAGGTGTACAATTGGGATGATCTGAAAATCAATGAAGACGCGATACAGTGTATAGCGCGTCGTTTTAATCTACTGATCGAGCGAGACAACAAAACGGATGGCGATCTCAAGGAAATGGATCGTCTTCACCAGTACATGCTCCGCGAACGGGAAATGCGTCTTCGGGAACTGGAATCTGCCAACGAGGAAAAGGATGCGGGTAAACCCGTTGTCGGTGGCAGAAAGCGCAGGCCAAAGAAGAAGCGCGGCAAGGTCATCAAGAATGATGTCTCCCACCTGACGGAAAAGGATTTCAAGGAAAAGTTCCACAAGGACTTTTTCGAGTACCAGCATGAGCTGCGTGAAGCAAAAAAAGTCCACCGAAGCCGAAACATTCTCAAGTCACGCCAGATCGGCGCGACCTGGTATTTTGCCCAGGAGGCCTTTGAAGACGCCGTACTGACCGGCGACAATCAGATATTCCTTTCTGCAACCCGGCGACAGGCCGATGTCTTCCGGCGGTACATTGTCGCCATCGTCAAGGACAAGTTCGATATTGAGCTGAAAGGCACGGAAGAAATAGTCCTGCACACCAAGCACGGCTCGGCCTCGCTTATCTTCCTGTCGACCAATTCCAAGTCGGCACAGTCGCACTCCGGCCATGTCTATATTGACGAATATTTCTGGATCACGAAATTCAACGAGCTGTACAAGGTCGCCACGGCCATGGCCTCGCACAAGAAATGGCGCATCACGCTGTTTTCAACGCCATCAGCCGTCACCCATGAAGCCTATGACCTGTGGACAGGAGACCGTTTCAACCGGCGGTATACACAAAAGGGCAGGCGACAGGAATTTCCGGGCTTCAAGGATATGCAGAAGGGCGTTGTTTGCCCGGATAAGACTTGGCGCAAGATCATTACCCTGAAGGATGCGGAGAAGGGCGGCTGTGATCTGTTCGACATCGAGTACCTGAAGATTCAGTACAGCGATGACGAATTCAAGAATCTGTTCATGTGCGAATTTGTGGACGAGCTGCAGGCGGTGTTCCGGTTGCGGCAGCTTGAAGCATGTATGGCCGATCCAGAGGATTGGGACGACGTTGATCCCGATGTCGACCGCCCGTTTGGCAACAGGCAGGTATGGGGTGGGTACGATCCGAGCCGCAACCGTGATGATGCCGCGTTCGTTGTTCTGGCACCACCGGAACAGCCAGGGGGAAAGTTTCGCGTCATAGCCCGTTTCAAGTGGGTGGATAAATCCTATACCTGGCAGGCCGAACAGATAAAGAAGCTGACCGAACGGTACAACTTCTCTCACATCGGCATCGACACCACAGGTCCCGGCATCGGTGTCTATGACATTGTGAAGTCATTCTTCCCGGCCACCGCTATTCACTATTCCCCGTTGACCAAAAGCCAGCTGGTCCTCAAAGCCAAGGACGTCATCGAAAACGGGCGGCTGGAATGGGATTCCGTCCATAATGACATAGCCCACGCCTTTCTCACGATTCGTCAGGACACGTCGACCACCGGATTCATTACCTACTCGGCTGCGCGTACAGCCTCCACCGGCCATGCTGACGTTGCATGGGCCATCATGCACGCCCTGCATAACGAACCGCTGAACACGAAATACAAAAAAAAGATTGAGATAATCGTCGGCAAATAAGGAGCAGACATGAGCGAAAGCGAACCCTTGGTTTTCACCTTCGGCGACCCCGAACCGGTCATGGCCGGTGCAATCTATGATTCCCTCGGCACCTGGCTGGTGGATAATGGCCGTTACTATGAAACGCCGGTTCCTTTGAAGGGATTGGCCCGGCTGCTTCGGGCAAATGCCTACCATGGCCCGGCCATAGAGTTTAAAGCGCTGCAGGTCATGCAGAGCTTCAAAGAGTCGTGGGCGGTGTCCCATGAGGATATGAATGCGGCAGTGATTGACTTTGGCGTCTTCGCCAACGCCACATTCCAGAAAATCCGCAACGGTTTCGGTGAGGTCGTTGAATTACGGCACCTGCCATTCATCAACATGCGGCGCATGAAAGAGCCGAACAGGTACTGCATGCTCCAACCGTATGGGGCGATAGTGGAATTTGAACCCGATGAAGTCCTGCACATCAAGAACTATGACGTAAATCAGGAAATATACGGATTACCGGGATATCTTGGCGCTATCCAATCCATGCTGCTCAATGAGGATGCAACCCTGTTTCGCCGGAGATACTACAAAAACGGCGCTCACATGGGATATGTTTTTTACGCTGGTGGTGAGCTGGACGAGGACTCAAAGAAGGCAGTCCGTGAAGCTGTCGAAGGTTCCAAGGGGGTGGGGAACTTCCGCTCCATGTTCCTGCATATCCCGAACGGGGACAAGGATGACGTCCAGATCAAGCCGGTTGGTGACTTCTCCACCAAAGACGATTTGGAAAAAATAAAAAACCTGTCCCGCGATGACATTATCGCGGCGCACCGCATACAGCCCGCCCTGGCCTGTCTCATACCACAGAATCAATCCGGCTTCGGCGACATTACCAAGGCCGATGAAGTCTACCAGAAAAACGAAATACAACCTGTCCGAAAACACCTGGCAGCGTCCGTCAATCGAGTGCTGCTCCCGAAAGACAGGATTTCGTTTGACCCAAAAAATGAAACTACCCCAATGTGATAACTCCAATGTCATGAATCCGAGAGGGAAATACAATGGCTTTTCGAGTGTACTGCCCCATCTGCGAAGATGTCGCCGTGATCCACAGCTCCAACGCCGTGGATCCGAAGCTGAAGGAAGCATACTGTTACTGCACCAACCAGGACTGCGGTCATAGCTTTGTCATGAGCATGGAATTTTCACACACGGTCAGCCCTTCGGCACTGTCTCTCCCCCAGGATCTGCGAAAGCGGATCAGCGAAACCCAACCCGAACAGCAGGCATCACTTTTTGCCCATGCCGGTTCATAACCTCAAAAAACTAAGCCCCGACACGAATGCCGGGGCTTGTTTGCAAGCGGAGTAGGCGAGGACGGAAAACGCGTCCCCACTGGCTCGATGCTGCCACATCGGACCACGACCGAAGCCGCTACTCCTCCCCTTTATTCAAGGGTTTGAGCGTGGTAGCAGGCGAGGTCAAACCTGTAAAGGTGATAACACCATGAAAAGTCCCCTGAAATGGGTCGGCGGTAAATCAAGACTGGCCGATCAGATCTGCAATCTCATTCCCGAACATAAGCATTATGCTGAAGCCTTTGCCGGTGCTGGCTGGGTATTCTTCCGCAAGGATCCCAGCAAATTTGAAAGTTTGAATGACATCAATGGCGACCTGGTCAGCTTCTATCGAGTCCTGCAAAATCATCTCGAGGAGTTCTGCAAACAATTCAAATTCATCTTGTCATCAAGAGAAACCTTCTCAGAATTCAAGGAACAGATGGAGGCTGGTGGCTTGACCGATATTCAGCGTGCAGCAAGATTTTACTATCTGCAGCGCCATTCTTTCGGCGGGAAAGTGACCGGGCGTAACTTCGGCGTCAACGTAAATGGATACCCGCCAATTAATTTGCTCCGTTTGGAGACAGAGCTTTCAGACGTTCATTTGCGACTGGCGCGTGTGACGGTCGAAAATCTGCCCTGGGCAAAATATATTACACGGTATGATCGTGAGGAAACTTTTTTCTATCTGGATCCACCGTACTATGGAACAGAGTTCTTTTACGGACGTGGCTTGTTCACCAAAAATGACTTTGTTGAACTCGCCGAAATACTGAGGGGAGTAAAAGGCAAGTTCCTACTATCCCTCAATGACTGCAAAGAAGTCCGGGATATCTTTGACGGATTCGATATCATCACAACAAAAACAAAATACACCGTCGGCGGCGGGAAAAAAATGAAAACGGCTGGCGAGGTTTTTAT